AGCTGAAACCGCTAATTATAATTGACGCGAGATTAGCGAATCAGGCTAATTACGCAACATGATTCGGAACCCGAAATCATGGCGCGAGCTGGCTGGGCTGACGCTCGAAGCAGTTGCGCGCACGGCAGGGATAAAAGGAAAAAACCCCGCCGCGACCTACCGCCGCTACGAGACCGGCCAGAACCGCTGCCCCGAAGACGTCATTGAAAAGATCCGCGAGATGTCCAGCGGGCTGATCGGCCCGGAGGAATGGCACGCGGTTCGCGCCGCATGGCTGAAGGCGCGGCCGGGCGTAGGCCACGCCGCGCTGGCGACGCACGGGGAATCGGCATGACGCCGCCTGAAACTCTGCGCTGGAACCGCGTCGAGCGCGAGCTGCGCACCGTCCCGGAGCGGCTGGCGATCGCCTGGGGCGAGAACGAGGGTGCCGTGTTCGATCATCTCTGGCGCGCGCGCGGCGACTGGGAGGTCGATGCGGCCGTGGCCGAGGCGTGCCGCCTGCCGCTTGCCGCGGTGCAGGGTGCGGTGCGCCGGCTCAAGCGCGATCTCTATGCCTTCGAGCTCTTCATCGTCAGCTGCTCGCAGAGCCCGATCTACTGGCGGCTCGTGAAGGATCAGTTTGCGTACTCGCCCGCTCGGGCGGGCTCGTATTCGCGAAGCCCGCAAGCGGGCAGCGCGAATGATTTCTCCGCAGGAGCCGGCAAGCCCCGCGGCGAACCGGCCGCGCCGTCCTCCAGCCCCGTTCGCGACCTCGGCGGGGATTCATCGGCGGCGCGGCCGGAAGATTCGGCGCGGAGAACGCCGACATGATCAGGCGCGAAACAAGCGAGGTTGCGATCGGCCTGCGCCTGGTCGGCATGACCGCGCGGCTCGGTCATTCCGCCATCCCGGAAGAAATTGCGAACGAGGCGCGCACCGCGCTCGATGAACTCGATCGCTGCCCCGAAGGGACGGTGCGCACATCCGCCGCGCTCGTGGCGAACTGGCTCATCGGCTTTGCGACGGCGCAGGGACCCGACGCCCAGGAGTTCGCGGCGCGCACGCTCATCGCCGTGACCGATCGCCTGCGCGAGGCGATGTCGACCGAAGCGGAGAGGGCGGCCTGATGGATGTCGTGGCTTTCGCAATGTTTCTCGCGCTTGTGGCCGGGCTCGATCTGCTCGCGCTGAAAGGAATGGTGCGGCGATGAGTCAGTTCGCAAGGATGACCGCGACCGAGCGCGGCAAGGCGAAGCGCAATCCCTATCTGACAACCGTCACCGGACGCGAGATCGACCTCGTCGCGCCGAAGTGGACGGCGGTCGATTTCAAGGATGTAGCACACCACCTCGCGCACAATTGCCGTTACGCGGGAGCCTGCCGCCGGACCTATACGGTCGCCGAGCATCTGCTGCGCGGCATCGGTCACTGCGCGCCGGAGGTGTTGCCCTTCTGGCTCGCGCACGACGCGCACGAGGCCTTCAGCCAGGACGATGCGACGCCGAAAAAGCAGGCGCTGCCGATGGTGATGGAGGCTTGCCTGCGCGGCCAGTTTCCGCTCGCCGATATCGAGAAGTTCAAGCTCGCGATCGAGACGGCGTTCGACGAATTCGAGTTGCGCCACATGCGCGCCGTACACGAGGCGGCCGGACTCGGCTGGCCGGTGCCGGAGGACATCCAGCGGGAAGTGAAGACGCTTGATCGCCGGATGCTGGTCACGGAATGGCGCGACCTGATGCCCGGCACTCCGCCGCCCGGCTACGAAGACGCGGCGCCTTTCGATGAAAATTTCTCGCAGCCCTTTACCAGCTTCGGGTTCGAGGCGCTGCGCGACGCGATGCTCGCGGCCTTCGTCATGACCTTTCCGGCGCTGCGCGAAGCCGCGGGCGCCCGATCGTGAGCACCCTCACCAACAACACCTTCACCGCGCTCGCGGCGGAGATCGCCGCCAAGGCCTCGCGCTGGGCGGGCGATGCCGCGCGCACCATGGAGGCGGGCGCGCCGCAGTCCGGCGTCGTCGCCGAAAAGACGGCGGAGAAATTCTGCAGCGAGATCGAGGCGCATCTCGATCTCGTGCGCCGCCTCGCACGCACCAAGCCGGACAGCGTCGAACGTTCGATTGCAAGGAGCGGAAAATGAACGGCGATCAAACCCTTTCCTTCCGGCTGACGCTCGAAGCCGACATGGGCGCGGAAGTCGCGCGGCGCACCGGGCGATGCCGGGCAAGGGCGCTGGTCAATGCGGCGCTCGTGGCCTTCTGGATTGTCTGGCTGACTTTCCTCGCCGGGCCCCACGTGCCCGCGCTGGTTCTCCTGGCCGCCCCGGCGCTGATCGCATCCTCCTCCTTCGAGTGCGTGCGCAACGTCCGCAATCTTGTCGACCTGCAGACGTGCTGGACGAAGTGGCTCGACTGCACGGACCATATGGATGCGTTCGTCGCGCAGCTCGAACGCTCGCTGATATCGGCCGACGCCGCGCGCGCGAGGTTCTCATGACCGGAACGCCGCAACCACCCATTCCCGACATTCCCTATCACCCGTGCGCAAACATCATGCCGATGATGGGCGCGGACGACCGCGCCGCGCTCCGCGCGCGCATGCAGCGCGAGGGTTACAACAAGGCCAAGCCGCTCGTGCTGCTCGACGGCATGCTGCTCGACGGGCGCAACCGCATCGAGGAAGCGCGCTCGCTCGGGCTTTCCGCCTCGGATATTTCCTTCCGCGTCTTCGGCGAGCCCGACGAAAGCGGTTTCGACTGGTGCGACGGCGACGACCCGCTCGAATTCGTGCTGCGCGAAAACTACGACCGGCGGCACCTGTCGGTCAGCCAGCGCTCGCTCGTCATGGCGGAGGCCGAAACGCTGCGCCACGGCGGCCGGCGTCCGCCAGCCGGTCAAGATGCAAATTTGCATCTTGACCTTCCCGGTGCCGCGACCGATGCCCCGGCTGTCCCCCGCGCCGACTTGGCGAAGCGCGGCGGCGTATCGGAGCGCTCGATCGCGACGGCGGCGCAGGTGCGCGACCAGGGCGCGCCCGAACTCAAGGATGCGGTGCGCGAAGGCACGGTGACGATCTCGACCGCCGCCGACATCGCGACCCTGCCCAAGGACGAACAGGCGGAAGTCGTCGCGCGCGGCGAAACGGAAATCCTCAAGAAGGCGAAAGAAATCCGCCAGTCGAAGCAGGCGAAGAAGCATGTGGAGCGCCAGCACAAGGGCGAGGCGCTCGCCGCCAAAAATCCGGGTCTGCCGGGGCGGCTCTATTCGTTCGCGCTGATCGACGTGCCGCGCAAGCACAATGTCTATGACGACGAGACCGGCTCGGAGAAGGCGCCGGAGAACCACTATCCGGTGATGAACTTCCGCGAGCTGCTCGACTTCGCGATCGACAGCTTCGTGGCGAAGGACTGCATCATCGCCTACTGGTCGACGGCGGCTTCGCTGCTCGACGATCTGGAAATCCTCGCCGAGTGGGGCTTCGTTGCGTTCCGGCCGCGCGATGCGAACGGCAAATTGATCCGCGACGAAACAGGCGATCCGCTCGTCGCCATTGGCGGTGGGAAGTATGGCTCGCAGCAGGTCTGGCACAAGCGCCGTGCCGGCAAGGCCATGGGTACGGGCCGCTGGTTCCGCGACCAGCACGAGTTCATGATCTTCGCGCGGCGCGGCGACATTCCCGCGCCGCTGCCCGGCACCCAGTCCGATTCCTGTTTCGACGCCGACTTCGCCGGCCACTCGGTCAAGCCGCACGACATCGTGCGCGCGCAGATCGACCGCTGCTGGCCGCACATGGAGAAGATCGAAATCTTCGCGCGCGCGAAGCCGGGCGAAGCCCCGCCCGCCGGCTGGACGTTCTGGGGGAACGAGGCGAGCGCCGCCGAAGCCACGCCCGCGGAGCGGGCCGGCGAGGAGCCGGCGCGAGCACCGAAAGAACCGGACACTGCCGAAGCCGCCGATCCGGGCACCCAGGCGGCGGTTGAATTCGCCGATGAACTGCGCACCGAATTCAATGCGTTCGAGGCGATCGAGAGCGGCGAGAAAGTCGACGGCGAAATCCTGAACGCATTCCGCCGCCAGCGCTATCTCGTGCCGGGCGGACAGACCCGCATCACTTCGCGCGGCTATGCGCGGCGTAACGAACTCGAAGATCGGCTCAATGCGGTCGCCGGTGCCGCTGCGCCCGAGCAGGCCGCCGCCGAAACGGGCGCGGCCACGCCGACGCAAACCGAAGACGATCTGGAGCTTCCCGGCTTCCTGCGCCGGACCGGCGAAGGTGCCGGCGCATGACGAAGTCGAAGGCACTGCGGCTCCTGACGGAAGCGATCCATGCGCGGCCCTGTGATCATTGCGCCGTCGCCCTCGGCGCCGAACCGCGCATTCACTACGCGTTCAAGCAATATCACGCGCGCTGTTTCGTGCTGACAGGCCTGAAGCCGTCGGTCGACGGCGCGACCATTGTCGGGCGGCTGCTCGCGCGCGCACGCGCAGGCCTGCCGCCGCTGCCACCGAACTTTCGAAGCATGCCGCTCTAGCGGCCCCCGCCGGCGGGCCGCCGGCGACAGCGTAACGAGTGAAACCTGGAGGCATGACACATGAAGCACATGAAACTGTCGACCGCGGACGCCGCGTCGATCCTGATCAAGAGCGATGCAAGCCTGCCCGCGTTCAAGGCCGCCGGCCGCGCCACGCTCGTCATCCGCGCGGGCACGTCGATCGCCGGAACGAAATTCGCAAAGGAAACGCCGGTGCATCTGCCCGGCGATCTGGAGCCGGGCGCCGACTATTGCATCTATCTCGGTGACCGCGTGCCCGCGGCCGGCAAGGCGGGCGCGCGTGACATCGTCATCGGCGGCTTCCACTTTGCGCCGGGCGGCAATGCGCAAGCGCGAGGCGGCGGTGACACGACGCCGCGCATCAATCCGTGCTCAATCTACGACCTGAATTTCCGCCCGGCATGTCCCGATCCGCGCGGCATGGCGTTCGTCGAGGCGAAGAATTTCTGGGGCGACATCTATCTGTGCGCCGCGGACCATCTGGAAGGCGGCACGAGCCAGTTCGGCGTGACGATCGCCGACGGCCGCGATCTTCCGCAGGACCCCGCAGGCGGACGCTTCAGGAAATTCGATTACGCCTCCGCCTGCGCGGTGATGAAACACCATGGCAAGGGGCTGATGAGCCCGGACGAATTCGCCGCGGGTGCCTACGGCGTCACCGAAAACTCGGCGTTCGATACGCGCGCGGCAAAGACCGCGCTCGACGCCGCGCGCACCAGCAAATGGGGCTGGATGCAGGCGACCGGCAACAAGTGGGTCTGGGGCCACGACGGCAATCCGGAATCGCCGCGCGCTTCCCTCTTTGGCGGCGCCTGGTTCAACGGCTCGCGCGCGGGCTCGCGCTTCGCGTTCCTCGATACCTGGCCGGGGGTCTCGCGCGCCAATTTGGGCGCGCGCGGGCGCAGTGACCACCTGCAACCTGTCTAGCCGCCGCGCAAGCGGCGGCGGCGATCATCCATCGAAACTTCCGGAGGCATGACACATGAACAAACAGACCGACGTCCCGTCCGCGGCCATCGAGCCGCATCTCAAGAAAGCCGATCCCAATCTGCCCGCGCTCGTTGCTACCGGCGCGGCGGCAATCTCGATCCGCGCCGGCACGATTTTCGCCGGCGTGGCGTTCACTGCCGAAACGCCCGTGCGCATGCCCGGTGAAGGGCTTGAGGCGGGCGCCGACTATGCCGTCGTGCTGCTGGGCAACGATGCCGCCGCGGTGAAGCTCGATGGAGTGCCGTCGGGGGAAACCTGTCTCGGCGGGTTTCACTTCGCGCCAGGCGGTAACGCGCAGGGAAAATCGGGCGGTGACGACGCGCCCGCCATCAATCCCTTCTCGCTGTGGGACAGGAATTTTCGCCCGGCATGCCCCGACCCGCGCGGCATGACGCTGGTCGAAATGGCAAGCGGCGCGAAATTCTGGTGCGACATCTACCTGCTCGCCAAAGAGCACCTTCTGTCGGGCACGTCGAAATTCGCCGTGACGATCGCCGACGGAGACGACGCGCCGCAGGATCCTTCGGGCGGCGATTTCGATGTGCTCGATTTCGAAACCGCCGTCGCCGTGCTCAAGCATCACGGCAAGGGCGTCATGGGCGCCGAGGAATTCTTCGCGGCGGCTTACGGCGTCACGGAGAGAACTGCGGCGGGCAGTGACCCCGAACGCACGGGGCTCGATGCCGCACGCACCAGCAAGTGGGGCGTGATGCAGGCGACCGGAAACCTGTGGGTCTGGGGACACGACGGACATCCCGACGACCCGCGCGCTTCCCTCTTTGGCGGCTCCTGGTTCCACGGCTCGTACGCGGGCTCGCGCTACGCGGACCTCGTTTTCTGGCCGGTGTACTCGCCCGGCCATTTGGGCGCGCGCGGGCGCAGTGACCACCTGCAACCTGTCTAGCCGCCGCGCAAGTGGCGGCCCTTTTCGCGGCGGCCCGCCGCGGACTTCGCTCGGCGACGGGTCGCAGGGATCAGACCAACGATGACGATTGTCAGGGACGAGAACACGCACACCGAGGCACTGGCGATCGTCGAGAAATACGAAGACTTCAGGAATTATATGTATCCGATCCTGCAACGCAGTCCGCGCCATCACGGCATCCTCCGGGACGCGGTGATGGCCGAACTGTTTGCGCCGATCGGCGATCTCTATCACGCGGCGAAAACGCGGCAGGTCTCGCGGCTCTATGTCTGCGACGGTCGGTTCGCGACGCTGCGTTCGCACCTTCGTTTCCTGGTCCGACCCGACATCAGAATCATGAGCCGGCACCAGCACGCCGCCGCACTGCGGCTGCTGGCCGAGCCGGGGAAGATGCTCGGCGCGTGGATCAAGAAGCTGAAGGCCAGCAAGAATCCGGGCGAGGAAACTCGCCCGGCAGGGCGAGCGGGGTAAATAGCATGCCGCGCGCTTCCATCTTTGGCGGCTCCTGGATCAACGGCTCGAACGCGGGCTCGCGCTACGCGAACCTCGATAACTGGCCGGAGAACTCGAACGACAATTTGGGCGCGCGCGGGCGCAGTGACGACCGGATTACGACGCGGCGGCGATCACGGTCCCGCCGGTCTTCCCCGTTCGGTGTGACCATCGCGTCGTCGCGTGAAGCCGCCGAAGGCGGCGGAGGCCGCGACGCTTTGGCAACCGAGATCAGGTGGTCAGCCCGCCCGTCCTGCTTCGGCGAACACATTTCGCGGTCCGGCAAAACGGGGCGTAGCGGCGCGCATTCTGCGCCGTCGAGACCCGCGGCCGGCAAATTAATTTCAGGCGGATTTTTCATGACGAAGCGCTATCGCAATCTCATTGGCTCGATCGTTTCCGACGACAACATGCGCGAGGCCTATCGGCTCACCGCGCGCGCAAAGCGGCTGACACCAGGCTTTCTCGCCTTCAAGGAATTCGACGCGCTCAATCTTGCCGAGCTCGCGCAGGACATGAGGAGCGGAGCATACCGGCCGGGCAAGTCGAGCGAGTTCTTTATTCTCGATCCGAAGCGCCGGCTGATCTCGGCGCTGCCGTTCCGCGACCGCGTCGCGCAGCAGGCGCTCTGTCTTGTTGTCGGGCCGCTGTTCGATCGCGCGCTGCTGCCGCGCTGCTTCGCCTGCCGGCCGGGCAAGGGGACGCATGCCGGCGTGCGCGCGCTGCAGAGCGACCTGCGGCGCCTGGCGGCTGTGGGGCAGCCGGTCTATTTCCTCAAGACCGACTTCTCGCGCTACTTCGCATCGATCGAGCTGGCCGCGCTGTGGAAACTGATCGAGGCGAAGATCAGTTGCCGCGGTACTTTGCGTCTCATCGAAAAAATGGTGCCGCGGCAGGGCATCGGCCTGCCGATCGGCAGCCTCACCTCGCAGATCTTCGCCAATCTCTACACGGGCGCTACGCTCGACCGGCACCTGCAGCAGACGCTCGGCGAGCGATTCTGGTATCGTTACATGGACGACCTCGTGGTGCTCGGCCACGACGCCGCGCATCTTCGGCGGCTCAAGGATGAGATCGAGCGCTTCTCGCGCGAGCGGCTGTTCCTGCGTTTCTCGAAATGGCAGGTCGCGCCGGTCAGCCGCGGCGTGAATTTTCTGGGCTACCGAATCTGGGCGACACACAAACTCCTGCGGCGCGACAGTGTCGTGCGCGCACGGCGCAAGATCGCGGCCTACCGTGCGCGCGGCGACCGCGAAAAGCTTGCCCGCTTCGTCGGCGCCTGGCTCGGCCACGCAAACCACGCCGACAGCCGCAACCTCATCCGGCACCTCGATCTCCATGCCGAGACGGGAGTGCCGGCTTGAAGACGCTCGACCAATTGGCACCGCTTCAGCCGCGGCGGACCGCGATCGCGCCGGATGCCGGAAGCTATCGCTCATTCCTGGAGGGAAAGATCAAGCTCGCCTCTTTCGATGGAGTTGAAATCGACGCGGCGGAAATCAATCCGGTGCTCAAGCCGCATCAGCGCGACATCGTCGTCTGGGCTTTGACGGGCGGCCGGCGCGCGATTTTTGCAGCCTTCGGGCTTGGCAAGACGCTCATGCAACTCGAGATCCTGCGGCTGGTCCGCAAGCATGCCGGAGGCATGACGCTGATCGTCCTGCCGCTCGGCGTCCGGCAGGAGTTTTTTCGCGACGCGGAACTCCTCGGCCTCACGCTCAAATTCATCCGCTACGACCGCGAAGCCGATGCCGGCGTGGACGTGCACGTCACCAATTATGAAAGCGTGCTGGACGGCAAGGTGACGCCGCAGGCCTTCACCGCCGCTTCGCTCGATGAAGCTGCGGTCCTGCGTTCCTACGGATCGAAGACCTACCAGACGTTCCTGCCGCTCTTTGCCGACGTCCGTTTCCGTTTCGTCGCGACCGCGACGCCATCGCCCAACCGCTACAAGGAGTTGATCCACTATGCCGGGTTCCTCGGCATCATGGACACCGGCCAGGCGCTGACGCGCTTCTTCCAGCGCGACAGCACCAAGGCGAACGAGCTCAATCTCTATCCGCACAAGGAAGACGAGTTCTGGCTGTGGATGCACAGCTGGGCCGTCTTCGTGCAGAAGCCGTCCGACCTCGGGCATGCCGACGACGGCTACGACCTGCCGCCGGTGCATGTGCACTGGCACGAAGTGCCAAGCGACCATTCCACGGCCGGCACGGAGCGCGACGGGCAGGGGGCGCTGTTTAGGAACGCCGCGCTAGGCGTCACGCAGGCGAGCTCCGAGAAGCGCGACTCGATCGCGGTGCGCGTCGCGAAGATGCGCGCGATCATCGACGCGGAGCCCGGCCGCCACGCCATCCTCTGGCACGACCTGGAAAGCGAACGCGACGCGATCGAGCGCGCCGTCCCCGAATCGCAGTCGGTGTTCGGTTCGCTCGATCTCGTGGAGCGCGAAAAACGCATCATCGATTTCTCGGACGGCAAGTTTGCATTCCTCGCGACCAAGCCGGAACTCTCCGGCTCCGGCTGCAATTTCCAGCGCCATTGCTCGAAGGCGATCTTCGTCGGCGTCGGCTTCAAGTTCCACGATTTCATCCAGGCGGTGCACCGCATCGTCCGCTTCCTGCAGGTGGAAGCCTGCGACATCCACATCATCCATTCGGAGGCCGAGCGTGAAGTCGTCGCCACGCTGAAAAAGAAATGGGCGGAGCACGAGCGGCTGACCGCGCGCATGAGTGAACTGATCCGCCGCTACGGCCTCGGCCAGCATGGCGTGCACGATCAGCTCAAGCGCGCGATCGGCGTCGAGCGCGTCGCGGCGGAGGGCGAGCACTATCTCGTGGCGCGCAACGATGCGGTTGCGGAGGCGAAGTTGTGTGCGACGAATTCCGTCGGGCAGATCGTCACCTCGATTCCGTTCGCCAACCATTACGAATACACGGCGCAATACGAGGATTTCGGCCATACCGACGACAACGGGCACTTCTGGGCGCAGATGGATTTCCTGACGCCCGAACTGCTGCGGATCCTGCAGCCCGGACGGCTTGCCTGCATCCACGTCAAGGACCGCGTCCAGTTCGGCAATGTGACCGGCGCGGGCCTGCCGACTATCTCGCCGTTCCACGCCGAGGCGATCTTCCACTATCGCCGCCACGGCTTCGACTATGTCGGCATGATCACCGTCGTCACCGACGTCGTGCGCGAGAACAACCAGACCTACCGTCTCGGCTACAGCGAGATGTGCAAGGACGCGAGCAAGATCGGCGTCGGCTCGCCGGAATACGTGCTGCTGTTCCACAAGCCGCAGAGCGACCGCTCGCGCGGCTATGCCGATACGCCGGTCGTGAAGTCGAAAACGGATTACTCGCTCGCGCGCTGGCAGATCAATGCGCACGCATTCTGGCGCTCGTCCGGCGACCGCCAGCTGACGCCCGCGGAAATGATGACCTATCCGCCGGACGTGCTCGCCAAGGTGTTCACGGCCTGGAGCCTCGAAGGGCTCTACAATTTCGAAGACCATGTGGCGATCGGCGAGGCGCTGGAAAAGCGCAACGCCCTGCCGTCATCGTTCATGTCGCTCGCGCCCGGCTCGCACGATCCGACGGTGTGGCACGACGTCAACCGCATGCGCACGCTCAATGGCGAGCAGGTGAAGCGCAATGTCGAGATGCATCTGTGCCCGCTGCAGTTCGACATCGTCGACCGGCTGATCCGGCAATATTCGAACGAGGGTGATCTCGTCTACGACCCGTTCGGAGGTTTGATGACCGTGCCCTACCGCGCGCTCCTGCTGAAGCGCCGGGGGGGGGCATCGGAACTGAACGAATCCTATTTCCGCGACGGCCTGCACTATCTCGAAGCCGCCGAACGGCAGCGCGGCATGCCGGGCCTGTTCGACTTGGAGCGCGCTGCCGAAGCCGCGCCGCCGCAGGCGGCCGGGGAGGCCCCAGCGCGTTCGTGCGAAGGCGCGCGCGTCACGATCGGCACGCAGCAGGAGGCGGCTGAATGAAACCCGAACTCATTGTCGATCTTTTCGCCGGAGGCGGGGGTGCGTCGCTCGGCATCGAAATGGCGCTCGGTCGACCGCAAGACGGCGAAGGACGTCGCGCGCGAACATATGAGTGGTGTCATGGCGATGCTGCGGAGGGTGCGGACATGAGCGACAAGACCGACATCGGCTGGACCGACGCAACGTGGACGGTTGTGCAGGGCTGCGACCCGGTCAGCCCCGGCTGCGAGAATTGCTACGTGCCGGGCGTGCTCCTCCGCCTGGCGGGTAACCCGAACCCGAAGATCTCGGGGCCGGTGCAGGGCCTCGCGGAGCGCTACACGAACGCGGCGGGCAAGTCGCGCCTGCGCTTCACCGGCACAATCGCCCTGCGCCAGGACCGACTGGATTGGCCGCTGCAATGGGCGAAGCCGCGCAAGATTTTCATCCCGAGTCACGGCGATCTCTTCCACGAGGACGTGCCCGATGAATTCATTCTGCGAGTGCTCGACGTCGTGCGGCGCTGTTCCTACGACGGCGGGTCGAACTGCGGAAAGATCGGGCGCGGTCATGGCCAGCACGAGTTTCAGTTGCTGACGAAGCGTGCGGGGCGCATGGCGGCGTTCATGCCGCGCCTTCGCTTCAACGACAGGGCGGACGAAGAGAAGGGCGAGACCGGACTCTATCTCGCGGACGATGGGAAATGGCCAGTCGTGATGAAGAATCTCTGGATCGGCGTCTCCGCCGAGGACCAGGAGCGCGCTGACGAGCGTATTCAACTGCTGTTGCAGACACCGGCGGCGATCCGCTTCGTCTCGTGCGAGCCGCTGCTGGGGCCGATTGATCTGATCGGCACGATGGCGCGATGGCAGGACAATCCGAAACGGGACCGTTCTTGGGTTCGTCTCGGCACGCAGCTGATCAATTGGGTGATCGTCGGCGGCGAGAGCGGCAAGCACGCGCGGCCGATGCATCCGGACTGGGCGCGCTCGCTGCGCGATCAGTGCAAGGCGGCAGGCGTGCCGTTCTTTTTCAAGCAGTGGGGCGCTTGGACGCCGGGCGAGAACGTCGAAGGCCCGGCAAACCGCACGGAGCATGTCGCCTATTGGTTCGTCGATGGGTGGAATTTCGGAAAGCTGACGCCGCGTGAGAGCGATGAGACGCATCGCGATGACGCGCCCGACGTGTACCGGAGAGCTACGGCTTCCGCCTTCCTCGATGGCGTCGAACACAACGGATTTCCTGCATGATCTTCGCCGCCATTACTGTCTGGCAGCCGTGGGCTTCGCTTATCGTGATCGGCGCGAAGCCTTACGAGTTCCGCGGCCGCAAGCCACCGGCGAAGCATGTCGGCAACCGCATCGCGGTTCATGCCGGCGCCCGGCCGGTCAAGCCAGACGAGATCGTTCAACTGATCCAAAAGCTCGGCGCTCGCGATGTCTGCCTTAAACAAGAGATCGCTTTTCCATTTCTCGAGCGAGTTCTGGATGGTGAGATCACATTGCCGACCTCGCATGTTCTCGCCACCGCGATCCTCGGAGAAGGAAAGCGAGGCGACGAGTGCGCGCGCGAACTCGGAATCGCGATCGGCGGCAACGACTCCGACCGCGAAGGCACGTTCAATTACGGCTGGCCGCTCACGGACATTCAGCCGCTTGTGCCGCCCGTGCCGGCGCGGGGTTCCCAAGGCTGGTGGAGCTTCACCGCATGACCACCGGCCGTAAACCGAAACGCACGACCGGGCGGGGCATGTTCCGCGGGCTGCCCCAGACCGGCTACGCGCCGCTCGGCCGTCTCTTTCTCCAGGACAAGGAACTGTCCGGCGAGGCGCGCATGGTCGGCGCCTATCTGCTTTCCAAGCCGCAGGGCTGGTCGGTCGATATCGACGACCTGATCCGCAATCTGCGCTGGAAGACCGACCGCATCTATCGCTATCTGGCCGAGCTGATCGACCATGGCTATTGCGTGCGCCGCCGCGTGCAGGGCGAAGACGGCATGTTCGACGGCTCCGAATATGTCGTGGCCGACGTCAAGGAAGCGATCCTGGCCCAGCGGCAGGAATGGATCGAGGCGGGCTACAAGTTCTATCCGTCCGATGAGAAGCGCTATGCCGCGCACGAGCAGGAACAGGAGCACGCCGCCGGCGATGCGTCGGCCACCGAAAATTCCGCACCATGTCGCGTTTTACCGGACACGGTTCAACCGTACACGGTCAAACCCGACGACGTATATAATATAGATAGAAACAAACCTCCCCCCCAAAGCCCCCCCGCAAGCGCTGCGGGCTACTTCGAAAAGAGAAACGGCGCGGCGCCCGACGCTCCGGCGGCGGCCCCGCTGACGAGCGGAGCGAGCGGCCAGCGGGGCGAACGCGAAGGGCCGCCGCCATCGCTGGCGCCGCAATCCGAACAGGCCCATCGATCCGCCCCGCCTGCAACCGGCGCACCGCCGACCGTCCCCGACGGCCATGCCGGACAATCGTCGACCGTCACGGCAAGCGGCACGGCCGAGGGCCAGCCGAGGAAGGACTTTTTGCAAAATTCGCCGGCCACGCTCCGCCCCGTGACCTTCCTCGACTTCTGGCGCGAGTACGAGCCGCACAGCGGCAGCCGCCGCGACAAGGCGGTCGATGCCTGGGACCGGCTCGACGCCGACAAGCGGCTGCACGCGTTTTCCGTCCTGCCGCAATATTTCGGGCACATGGGCAAGATCAACAAAAAGCCGCTGCCCGCATGGCGCTACCTGCGCCTGGGCGCGTTCCGCGATTACGCGCTGCCCGTGGCGCCGCGCGAGCCGGGCGACGTGGCGGCGCCGGTGCGGCCCGTGCCGCCTTCGTCCGACGAAGTGCTCGCCTCGCCGCTCGGCCTGCGCGCGGCCGAAGGGCGGTGGGCGCTCGAACTCGTCGAATTCATCGAGCGCCAGCGGCGCTTGCCGGGCGAAGGCGAATGCACCGATCTCGCACGCCGCGGACGCGCGCGGCATCGCGAACTTCTCGCCGACGAAGCGGCCGTGACAGCGGGCACCATGGTCGCGCCGATGCTGCAGGCACTGCTCGGCAAGCGCCGCATGCTGATCGAAAAGGCGCTGCGCAAGCACGGCCGCGCGCCGCCTGCGAGCGAAGACGATGGCGGCGGCCTTGAGCCAGAGGACGAACTTGCGGATTTTACGTGACGCAGAACCCGAACGGAGCGCCCCATGCCCAAAGCCGAAATCGACATCGAGCGCCTGCTTTCCTGGACCTATCGCGACGAGCTGCCGAAGCAGCGTTTCGCCCTCGATGGCGCGTCGATCTCGTCGAGTTATGAAAACGTGATGGCCTACGGTGCCATGGGCGGGATCGATATCGATGAAAGCCCGCGCCTGCCGGCGGCGCTCGGCGCGCCGCATCCCGACGCCTTTGTGGTCGAGGCGGCGGTGCGTGCGCTGATGGCCGTGAAGATTGAGTGGGATACGAACGGCCGCGCGCTCATGGGCGACTTCGCCGATCTTGTCATCCCTCATGCGCGGCTGTGCTTCTGGTCCGCCGACATGGAGCCGCTCGTCGTCATGCACGCACGCATGGGCACGCGGCCCGACTGGCGGCACGAGCCGTTCGAATGTGTGCGCATGCAGGATGAGACCGGACGCAACGGCAAGGCGATCGTGGTCGGGCGCGATCCGGCGACCCATCGCTATGTGCGTGAACCGGACGCGCATGGTGCCTATGCGCGTTGCCCGCTGGTGTGGAAGCCGGATCCGGCCATGGTCGCCGAGGCGCGCATGGAATATGCCGCCTGGCACGCCGGGCTTTGCGAGCTTGCCGAATCACTCGGGACCGATTCGCTCTCCGCGCATGTCGCGCTGCCGCCCGCTTGCTCGGCGGAGCCTTGGCTCACGCCCGATCCACAGGTGAATATTCTCGACGGCGGAACGGCGGGAAAGCCGCAGCCCGCCGCGCGTTCCGCGCGGGCGCGCATGCTCGCGCCGCTGTCGCGCGGGCAGCATGGTCCGGTGCGCCACTTGACTGCGCGAGGAACTTGACAGACACAGGAGCAGCAAACGAATGAGTCCAGAGCCCCGGCCGCCCAGCGCGCCGGGGTTTCGCGTTTCAAGAGGCTGCTGATGGCAGTGCATGGCTTCAATGTCGACGTGCGGGCGGACTTCGCGCGGCTCACAGCCAACATTAATCGCTTCGAGCGGAACGAAATCCCGTTCGTGACGGCCTATGCGCTCACCAAGACGGCGCAGGACATCCGGGCCGAAGAATACAAGGCCATGGCCGCCGTGTTCGACCGGCCGACGCGCTTTACATTGAACTCGCTGCAGGTGAAGGGCGCGAACAAGCACAATCTACAGGCCAAGGTCGAGTTCAAGGAAGGCTTCAATTCGATCCCGGCATGGAAATATCTCGGGCCGCAGGTCGAGGGCGGGGCGCGCAAGAAGAAGTCGCACGAGCGGCATCTCGAACGCGCCGGCATCCTGCGTCCCGACGAGTATGTGGTGCCGGGGGCAGGCGCGCAGCTCGATGCGCATGGCAACATGCGTGGCGGCCATATCGTCCGCATCCTATCGCAGCTTGGTGCCGCCGAGAACGCCTCGGGTTACATGGCGAACATCACTGCGCGCTCGCGCAAGACGAAACGGCACCGGGCGAGGGGCACGTACTTCGCCGTTCGGGATCATGAGAGCCTGCCCGACGGGATCTATCATAGTCAGGGCGCGCGCAAGATCGTGCCGGTCATGATGTTCGTGTCGCAGCCGCAGTACGACAAGCGATACCCTTATTTCGCGACGGCGGACCAGACCTATCGCCGCGTCTTCCCGCGGCACTTTCGGGCTGGCTGGCGCCGCTACGTTCGAGTGCCCAACTCGCGCCCGATTCCATTTTGAGGCCGTGGGTCCTTCCCCGGCCGCCAAGCCACGCTAGTAATTCGACCGCCGATCCTTCGGCAGTCTGACGGGTTTTTGAGAGGCTAAAGTCCGCTCAAGTCATAGGGTAAAGAGGCTAAAGTGAATGCACCGGCAGCGGCGCTTGAGCCTTCCATCGCCAAGGGAAAATTCGCGGCACTGATCGGCGTCTCGCCGGGGCGCGTCTCGCAATATATTGCGAAGGGGAAAATCCGCGGGCAGGCGCTCGACGGCGAGGGCCGCGCGGCAAAAATCCGGCCCTATACGGCGGCGAAGCAGCTCAAGGTTTCGCTCGACATCACGCAGCGGATCGCGAACGGGCTCGATACGCGGCTCGACCTGCAGGCGCCGGGACAGCCCGTCACGCCGCCGCCGGTTCCGTCCGCCCCCGCGCAACCGGATGCCGGCGGTGAACCGGGGCAGGCGCCTTCGCACACGCAGGCAACCGGAACGGGCGCGCAGCCTGCTTCACCGCCGGTGCCACCTGCGCCGACCGCGCTCGTCAACGATCTCGACGAGCAGATCAAGCGCGAGCGCCTCGACCAGGTCCGACGCCTGAACCGCAAGGCCGCCGAGGAAGAGGCGGCGCGCGCCGGCAGCCTGACCGATACGGAAGCCGCCGCGCGGCAAATGGGACGGCTTGCGGCCCAGCTCGTCACCGTGTTCGAGGGCGCGCTGTCCGATTTCGCAAACGCGCTCGCGAGCAAGTTCGAGGTGCCGAGCCGCGACGCCCTGCACGTGCTGCGCCTTGAAATGCGTAAGGTGCGCACGTCCGCTGCCACGACGCTCAAGCGCAACGCCGAAACGTTGCCCGCCACGGTCGAGTACGAGATCGAGGGTGCCGACGAAGAGGGCGAGGAGGCGCTCGCCGGCGACTGACCGGAGCGGCGCATGACGATTCAGATCGCCAATGCCGAGCGCCTGGCGATGGAAGCCGGCGCCCGCGCGATCGAACCGCCCGCGCCGGTCGACTATCTGAAATGGGCCGAAGACAACATCGTCTTCACCGAACGCGAGAGCCAGTTCGCGGGCTCCTATAACCGCGCGCTGTTTCCCTATCTCGACGAGCCGCTGCGCGCACTTTCGCCCGACGACCCGTGCCGCATCGTCACGATCTGCGGCTCCGCCCAGGTCGGCAAGACCGTCGTCGGCAACGTCTTCACGCTCGGCTCCATGGCGATGGACCCCGGCGACTTTCTCTACACGCACCCGACCGAGGAGAACGCGCGGCGCTGGTCGAAGATGAAACTCGCGCCGATGCTGCGCAACACGACGGCACTCGCGCCGCTGTTTCCGCGCAAGTCGCGCGACGGCTCCGATTCGGTGCTCTACAAGGAACGACGCGACGGCCTCGGCGCGATCCTGATCTCGGGCGCAAATTCCCCGGCGTCGTTGTCGCAGGTGACGATGCGCCGGCAGGCGCAGGACGATCTCTCGAAATGGGAGATGAACCTCGCGGGCGACCCCGAGGCGCAGGCCGATGCCCGCTCGCGCGGCGTCGTCTTCGCGAAGATTTTGAAATTGTCGACGCCGCTCGTGATGCCGGGCTGCCGCATCACGAAAAGCCTCGAGGCGGGAAGCCAGGAGTATCTCTACGTCCCGTGCCCGCACTGCAACCACATGCAGGTTCTCGAATTCGAGAACATGCTGGTGCATCTCGACGCCGACAAGCCGGAAGCCGCGCACTTCACCTGCACCGGCTGCGGCGCGGAGATCCTCGAACATCACCGCGGCCAGATGCTCAAGCGCCACGAGTGGCGCGCGCACAACGAAAAGGCGAAGCGCTATCACCGATCGTTTTACATGTGGTCGGCCTATTCGTTCCTGCAGACGTGGGAACAGATCGCGCGCGAATGGTTCAAGGCCAAGGGCGACTCGTCCGCCGAGCAGACCTTCTGGAACGATACGGTCGGCCGTGCCTATCGCGCGCAGTCGGAGGCGCCGCCCTGGGAGGTGCTGCGCGACCGCGCCGCGCAGTCCGATTACAACAAGGGCGAGATTCCGCCCGGTGCGCTTGTGCTGTTTCTCGGCATCGACTGCCAGGGAGACCGCGTCGAGTGGCAGATCGTGGGCTTCGGCCGCGACTTCCGCCGCTGCCCGGTCGACTATGGCGTGATCCCGGGGCACATCACGGACAAGACCTGTCAGGAACGGCTGTCGGCGCTGCTCTCGCAGACCTGGCCGAACAGGTTTGGGCGCAGGATCGGCATCGAGCTCGCCGCGATCGACGGCAATGCCTACACGGAAGATGTCTGGGACTGGGCGCGCAAGCACCCGAAGTCGAAGCTGATCATGGTGCGCGGCGCCAGCACCGACAGCGCGCCGCGCATCGCCCGCGTCAAGCGCGAGAGGAACGAGAAGACCGGCAAGATCCTGCGCTACGCGAGCCGCTTCTACACGTTCAACACGTCGATCCTGAAAATGTCGCTCTATCGCGATCTCGCGAAGGACGATCCGCTCGCGCGCGGCTACGTCGCGCTGCCCAAGGGACTTGAGGACGAATACTTCCGCCAGCTCACGGCGGAGCGTCGGAAGGCGCACAAGCGCTGGGGCTTCACCGTCTACCGCTGGGAAAAGGACCCCGGCCAGGCGAACGAAGCGCTCGATACGTTCCTGCAGGCGGAAGCGGCTTCGACCAAGTTCGGCCTGCGCGGCCTGCCCGACGCGATCTGGGACCGCTACGAGAAGGAACGCGAGACGCCGGCCGATCCCGCGCAGGGCGACCTCGAGGAACTGATCGCGCGCGCTCCGGCGGCCAAGGCCGAGACGCCGAAGGCGGCGGGCAAAGGGCTCGACGCGCTGAAAGGTCTTAATCAGTAACTCGCCGCTTCGCGGCTCGTGTTCGCGAATGCGCTAACGCGCACGCGCGAACGGATTTCAGATTCCGGAGACGCCATGGCTCTCACCGTCGTGCAGATCGACGAAAAGATCACCGCGCTGGAAAGCGCGAAGACGTCGCGGCTGACGGGCGAGCAGCGCAAGCGCGTCGGCTATGAACGCGGCCAGGTCGAGTTCGCCGACGTGACGATCGAGGAGATCAATCTCGAATTGTTGCGTCTCAGGGCCGAGCGCCAGCGGCTCACGGGCGAATATGCCGGCGTCGGTCCGATCCGCGTCGGCTTCGGGAGCAGGCCATGATGCGAAAGGGCCCGTCCGACCGCATGGCCATGTTGCAGCGGGTGAACAATCTCGTTGCGCGTCCGGGCTTTGCCCGCACGGCCATGGTGCGCGTCGCGGAACTGACGCGTGGTGCCGCGTCCGCTCGCCTGCCGCGCAATGTGCAGGACACTCCGCGCCCGCCGCGCGGCGAAACGAAAAAGGTTCGGTGATGGTGAAAACCCTCGACCAGTACCGACCGAAACAGGCGAATGCGGCGGCGCCCTATACGGCGGCTGGCTATGGCGGCCGTTCCGCTCATATGAGCGCCGACATGGCCGCGCAGGCGATGGCCGGCTGGAATCCGCCGTTGCGCTCGGCGGACGCCGAATGGTTGCACGAACGCGATCTTTCGATCGCGCGTATCCGCGATCTCACGCGCAACGAAAGCTGGGTGCAGGCCGGCGTCGACCGCATGGTCGATATGTCCGTCGGCGCATCGTTTCGTTTGTCGGCCAAGCCGGACGCGAGGACGCTCGGGATCACCCAGGACCAGGCCGATGCGCTGGCGAGCAGCATCGAGGTCGCATGGCGCGCCTTTGCCAATGATCCGACCTTCCGCTGCGACGCCGCGCGGCAGTTGCCGTTTCCGGGGGTGATGGGCCTCGCGGCGAGGGAATATGTGCAGGCCGGCGAGGCCCTCGCGGTGCTGCGATGGATGCCGCGGGAGAATTGGCCGTTCGCGACGGCCGTGCAACTGATCGATGCCGACCGGCTCTCCAATCCGTTCGGGCGCATCGACGACGATACGATCAGGCGCGGTGTGGAGATCGATGAGAACGGCGCACCCCACGCTTACCACATCCGCCGCGGACATCCCGGCGATGTTGGCTTTCGTGCGCTCGCTTTGACATGGGACCGCATTCCGCGCTTCGACGACGTGCGCGGCTGGGAACGCCCGAAGGTGCTGCATGCCTTCGAGCATCGCCGGCCCGGCCAGCACCGCGGCGTGTCGCGCCTCGTGGCGGCGCTCCTCAATATGCGCATGCTCAAGCGCTATTCCTCGCACGAGCTCGCAGCCGCGGCGGCGAATGCGACAGTCGTCGGCGCGATCTATACCCAGCTCGGGAGCGAATATGCCGCCGAGGCGATCGGTTCGGACGAGATTGCGTCCGAAAAGCTCGACACGCTGTCGCTGGAGCGCGCGGGTTATTACCGCGAGCGGCGCGTGCTGGAAGACGCGCGCTTCATCGCATTGCATCCGACAGACCGCATGGAGTGGAACAACCAGCCGCGCTCGACGGCGGGACTGAAGCAGTTCCAGACCGCGTTTCTGCAGAACTTCGCGTCCGGCCTGGGCATCTCCTATGAGCAGCTGTCGATGGATTGGAGCGGCGTCAACTATTCGTCCGCCCGCGCGGCATTGAACGAAGTGTGGCGCTCCATCACGCGGCTGCGCGCCCAATTGATCTGGGGCATCGCGCAGCCGGTCTATACCGCCTGGCTCGAAGATGCGCTCGACACCGGAACGATCGAAATTCCGTCAGGGGCTCCCGATTTCTACGACGCGCCCGCGGGATGGGTGCAGGCCGACTGGATAGGCCCGCCGCGCGGCTACGTCGATCCGGTCAAGGAAGCGCAGGCCGCCGTCCTCCGGCGCAACGCGATGGTATCGACGCTCGAGCGCGAGGCGGCCGAGCAGGGGCTCGATCTCGACCAGCTTCTCTCGCAACTGCGCCGCGAAAAGCAATTGCTCGAAGAGTACGGGCTCGGTGCCCCCGCCACGGATCTCGCCGTGCAGAGCCGCAGCGACATGGAAGAGACCCGCCCGGCCGCGCCGGCGGAAACTTAGGATCCTGCGCCATGACCGATCTCGATCTCGCGCTCCGCCGCCGCGGTGCGCTCGTGCTGATGCAGCGTGCGAGCGTCGAGGCCCTGCTCGTGCGCATGTCGGAGCGCCCGCAAGGCGGCGGCGTGTTCGCTCGCGCGCTCGGCGCGATCGGTCTCGCGCGGCTTCGCGCGGAAGAATCCGAAGACGAGGCGCGCGACGCCCGCGCGGTGCGCGCGCCGATGCTCCCCTGGGCGGAGCAGCAGGAGCAGTGCGAAGGCTACACGCTCGCGGGACCGATCGCGGTCGTGGATGTGAAGGGCGTGCTCACCCCCGAGGGCTATTACGACTGGTACGAGGAGCGGTTCGTCGGCGGCTATGAGGGAATCGCCGCGGCGATCCGCAAGGCGCGCGCCGACCCGCGCGCCAAGGGAATCCTCTTGCGCATCGATAGTCCCGGCGGCTTCGTCGATGGCTGTTTCGAACTCTGCGACGAGATCCGCGCGGGCTCCGCCCGGAACGGCGGCAAGCCGGTCTGGGCCGCGGCGCGCATGGCCTATTCGGCGGCCTATGCGATCGCGTCCGCGTGCGACCGCGTCGTGTCGCCGCCTGCCGCGGGCGTCGGATCGATCGGCGTCATTATTCTGCATATGGACATGAGCGAGGCGCTCAAGGACTTCGGCGTCAAGATCGAGGCGATCGAGAGCGGCGCGCACAAGTCCGACGGCGCCTGGTTCAAGCCGCTCTCCGACGACGCGCGCACGGACATGCAGTCCGAAGTGGACGAGATCGCCAAGCTATTCGTGGCGGCGGTCGTCGCCGGCCGCGGCATCACCGCCGAGGCGGTTCGCGCCCAGGAGGCGCGCTGCTATCTCGCTCGCCATTCCGACGAGACGCGGTCGGGGCTCGCGCTCCGGCTCGTTGACGAGATCGCCGCCGAAGCGAAGGCGGCGGAGACCTTTACCGAGTTCCTGCGTAACCCCCAGCCGGCGCAGCCGGCGATCACTCAAACGGAGGCCGACATGGCAGCCAAAGAACGGAAGGCAAAGATCGCCGCGATCCTCGCCGGCGACGAAGACGACGAGAAAAAGACCGCCAAGCTCGCCGCGCTCATGGAAGAGCAGGATGAGGAAAAGTCCGAAGACGAAGAAAAGGACGAGTCCAAAAAGTCCGGCGAGGAAGACGAGGACAAGGACGCCAAGGCCGAAGACGACGAAGAGGAAGAAGACGATAAGGCCGAGGGCGACGAGGACGAGAAGGAGGCCAAGGGCAAGAAGGGCGCGAAGTCGGCGCGCACCGACCCCTTCGCCGTGCTCGACCTGCCCGAAGCCAAGGGTCGCGAGGGCCTCGCGACCGAACTCGCGCGCAAGGTCGGCGCCGGCAAGCTCACCGTCGCCGAGGCCAAGTCGATGCTCGCCAAGTCGCCGAAGGCCTCGCGCCTCGGCGAAGCGATGGCGGGCCGCGACAAGAATCCCGGCGCCGATGCGCCCAAGGGCGGCAGCGGCAAGGGACTCGCCGCCGCCGTGGACAGGCTGGTCGCCGGACAGTCCGGCCAGAAGAAGACGGGTTGAACGGCGTAGGGGCGCGCTCCGGCGCGCCCCGTCCTTCCAGACGGGCGCCGCGTGCGCGGGGCCAAATCCTGAATCGCTGACAACGGTCCCGGTGCCAGACGCGCCGGCGACGAACGGAGAGAACCATGCAATCCTTTACGGTCAATGCGCCGCGCACCATCACGGACGTGCTGCGCTATGAAGTGCATCCCAATTACACCCGCGAGCAGGAATCCTTCGCGGGTCATGGCGGCTCGGAAGAAAACGAGGCGCACGACATCGGCACGGTCCTCGGCAAGATCACCGAGGGCGGCGCCGTCGTCCCGCTCAATACCGCCGCGAACGACGGCAGCCAGACCGCCTATGGCGTTCTGCTGCAGAAGGTCGTGACCGCGGCCGATGCCGTGCCGTGCCTCGTGCTCGAACGCGGCCCCGCCGAGGTCGTGTTGTCCGGTCTGATCTGGCCGGATGCCATTTCCGACAACAACAAGGCGACGGCCCTCACGTCGCTGCTCGCGAAGGGCATCAAGGCGCGCGCCGACTGATAGGCGCGCTCGCGGCGTTCCGCCGCTCGCGTGCGCGAATGGTCTGAATGCCACGCGCGCACGGAATTCCGACGCCGGCACTACGCCGGCCCCAACTCCAGCATCAACCCCGCGCGCCGCCGAAGACGCGGCGCGCAGCGCCCGGCGAGGGGCCGGCGCGCCATCGAGAGGATAATTCCATGGACCCCGAGAACTTCAATTTTCCCTACACGTCGACGGACCTCACCGAGCAGGTGAACCGCATCCCGAACAGCTTCGGCCTGCTGCAGGCCATGGGGCTGTTTTCGTCCGAAGGTATCGCTTCGACGGTCGTCGAGGTGCGCATGGAGGACGGTATCCTGCGCGTGCTCCCGGCCAAGGAGCGCGGCGCGCCGGCGGCGGAAGGCGGCCGCGAACCCGGCAAGACGCTGTTCTTCAAGGTGCCGCACTTCCCGCATAAGGACACGATCCTGCCGCAGGACATCCAGAACATGCTGGTCCTGGTTGCCCGCTCGAAGCAGCCGGAAACCGTCGACAATCTGATGGCGAAGCGGCTCAACACGCTGCGCAACAACCATGCGATCACGCGCGAATATCTGCGCATGGGCGCGCTCAAGGGCCTGATCAAGGACGGCGACGGCACCACGGTCTACAACCTCTTTACCGAATTCAATATCGTGAAGAAGGAAGTGGACTTCCTGCTCGGCACCGCCGGCACCAAAGTCATCGACAAATGCGAAGAGGTCTACGACCACGTGCTGAAGAACCTCAAGGGCGAGGTGTCCTCGGGCGTGGCCGTGATCGTGTCCTCGGGCTTCTTCAGCGCTCTGGTCCAGCACGCCAATGTCAAGGTGCACTGGCAGAACTTCCAGATCAGCAACGGGCCGGGCGCATGGTCTGTCGCCAACATGAATCGCGACACCCGCGGTGGCAACTGGGGCCGGACGTTCGAGTTCGGGAACCTGCGCTTCCTCGAATACAAGGGTACGTTTCCGGTCAAGGCAAACGCGCAGTCTGCACTCGCCAGTGTCGATGCCGTCGCCGCCGGCTACGGCCATGCCTTCCCACTCGGCACGATGAACACCTTCAACACCTTCGATGCGCCGGCCGACACGATGGACGCGGCGAACAAGCCCGGCAACGAGGTCTTCATCTCGCCCAAGGAGCTCGACCACAACAAGGGCGTGGAACTCTGGACCGAGTCGAACCCGCTCGCGATCTGCAAGCGGCCTGAAGTGCTCGTCGAAGTCCGGACGTCCAACTAAGCGACCCACCAACAAACAAAGAGCCCGCGCGGTGCGAGCCGCGCGGGTTTACTTTCGCCTGAAGCTGCGAGGCCGACCGTCATGCGCCTGATCGACGGCCTTCCCGGCATCTTCAAGGAAACCTTCGGCGAGGAGACGGTCTACACCCCGAAGGGCGGGGCGCCGAAAACGATCACGGCGATCTGGATCGAGCGCGGCGTCGAAGTCGCCGGCCTGCCCGTGCCGTCCGACGGACGCGAGGCCGAATTGCACGTCGACATCGCCGACGTGGCGAGCCCGAAGGAAGGCGACGTCGCCGAGCGCGTCAAGGACGGCAAGACCATGCGCGTCGTGCCGCCGATCCTGCCCGACGACCAGGGCATGACCGCCTGCACGCTTGAGGACATCGGCGAGGAAGGTTCGTGATGAAAATCCGGTGCCTCGACGACACCCATGTGCGCGTGCGCTGGGGCCGCGCCATCCAGGCGGCGGCGTCGGCGCGCGGCTGGGATGCGCGTCTGTTCACACGCGCCGAGGAAGTCGACGGCGGTTACGCGTTCCTGCGGATCGAGCAGCAACCCCCGCGGCTACAGGAGCACAAGGCGGTCGCGGATGCGCTGCTTGCGTGCGGCGGCGTGCGCGTGATTCCGGGCGCGCGGCAGATACGGTGGTACGAGGACAAGTGTGCGCAGGCGGCGGACCTCGGTGCCTACATGCCGCTGACCCGGCTCTGCTACGGCATGGAAGATGTAGAGTCCGCGATCGCCGCGCTCGGTTTTCCGCTTGTCAGCAAGTCGAGCGAGGGATCGAGCTGCGCGAACGTGCGCCTGGTGAAGGATCGCGCGGAAGCGCTGGCGGAAGCGCGCGCCGCTTTCGGCGGGGAGGGAATCCCCATGCGGCTCGGCGGGCGCGCGCACCGGCAGGCGGGTTATCTGCTCTGGCAGCAGTTCCTCGCGGGCAACGATTATATGTACCGCGTCGGCGTCTGCGGCCGTTTCAAATGGATGTTCCGCGAGGGCAACCGGCCGGGACTTCCCTTCGCGTCGGGCTCCGGCCTTTACACGCCGGTCGAGCGGCTTGCGGGCGAAACGGCGGCGCTGTTCGAGGCGGCCGGGCGCTACTGCCTTGAGACGGGCGAGACCTGGGCGGGGCTCGATTTTGCCCGCGACCCGGCGACCGGCGAATGGAAACTGCTGGAGACGACGCTCGCCTGGGGCATGGCGCACCCCGGAAGCACGCTCGGTTGCGTCCTGTTCGACGCGCAGGGAAATCCGACGGCACGCCGCGGCGACCGGTTGTGGGATGCGTTGCTCGACGAGATCGAAGCAGGAGTGTTCGGATGACCTTGCCCGAAGACGGCAACCGCTATGCGCAAATCGACCGCTTCCGCGGGCTGCGCTCCGTGCAGCGTTTCGAGATGCTCGCCTTTCTCGTCTGGCGCAACGGCTGGAAGACCGGCGCGGAGCTTGGCGTGCATCTCGGCACGACCTCCGAATACCTGCTGAAGCATTTTCCCGATCTCTCGCTGGTCGGCGTCGACTTCTTCGGCTATCCGCCGCACGAGGTCTTCGGTCCGGCGCGTCCGAGCGCGGTGCACGAAGAGAAGCGCGCGAAGGTCGAGGCGATATACGCGCAATACGGCACGCGCGCGCGGCTGATCGCCAAGCCGACACATGAGGCGGCGGCGGAAGTCGCGGCGGGTTCGCTCGACTTCATCTTCGTCGATGCCGATCACCGCTACGAGTCGGTCAAGGACGACATCGCTCGCTGGATGCCGAAGCTGAAACCTTCGGGCTGGATGATCGGCCACGACTATCTTGAGCATTTCGACGGTGTGTTCCGCGCCGTCAACGAGGCGTTCGGCGGCAGGCATTTCGCGCTGCCGAAGACATTGTGGGCCGTGCGCCGGGACATGAGCGGGTGCTGACCGTCTGCACCTTCAAGTGGCGGCGCGAAGGCTACCGCTCGCAGTTCACCGCCGATCACGTCAACCGGTTGCGCGCCATGTTCGCGCGTCATCTGCGCCTGCCGCACCGCTTCGTTTGCGTAACGGACGATACCGCCGGGCTCGACCGCCGCGTCGAGGCGGTCCCGCTCTGGCCGGATCACGCCGAGGTGCCGAATCCGACCGGGGCGCATCTGCCAAGCTGTTACCGGCGCCTCAAGCTGTTCTCGCACGAGGCCCGCGCGCTCGTGGGCGAGCGTATCTGGTTGATCGATCTCGATGTCGTGCTGACCCGCGACGTGACGCCGCTCGCCGACCGGCCGGAAGACGTCGTGCTGTTGCCGACGCCCGACCCGCGCGTGCCTTACAACGGCAGTCTTGTGCTGCTGACACCGGGCGCGCGGTCTTTTGTCTGGGACGACTTCGACCCGCGCATCTCGCCGAAGAAAACCCACGACGCCGGGCTGCACGGTTCGGATCAGGGCTGGATGTCCTATTGCCTGCGCGGCCGCGGCGAAGCCGAGTGGAAAATCGGACCGGGCGGCGACGGCATCTATTTCTACCGGCGGCACATTCGGCCATCGGGCGGCGCGCTGCCGGAAGACGCCCGGATCGTGTCGTTCAATGGAGGCACCGATCCCTGGTCGCCCGAGGCGCAACGGCTCGCCTGGGTGCAGGCCCATTACCGGTAACGTGTGAATGCTGCACCTGATCCTGTGGAAGTGGACCGCGGCCTATCGCGACCGCTTCACCGCCGAGCATGTGAATATCGCCGCCGCCATGGTGCGGCGGCATTATCCGGACCAGCTTCGCATCGTTTGCGTAACCGACGACCCTGCGGGAGTCGAATGCGAGACCGTGCCCCTCTGGGATGACGGCAACGGCCTGCACAATGCAAGCGGTGTGCATCTGCCGAGCTGCTACCGGCGGCTCAAGCTGTTTGCGCGCGACATTCACCATACGCTCGGCTGCGCGCCGGGCGATCCGTTGGTTTCGCTCGACCTCGACATGGTCGTGACCGGCGGTCTGGGTCCGCTGTGGAATCCGCATGTAAAGAGTGGTGCACCCTTCGTCGGCTGGCTGCGCAAGGGCTCCTATCACGCGCGCGTTTATAACGGGTCGATGTGGCTCGTGCGCGCGGGTGCGCTGCCGCAGATATGGGAAGAATTCGACCCGGCATCTTCCCCGCTCGCGGCCAAGATGCAGGGTTATCTCGGCTCGGACCAGGCGTGGATGTCCTGGAAGCTCGGGCCCGGCCGGCCGTGCTGGACCGACAAGGACGGCGTCTATCATTTCGCGCAGGACGTGCGGGCGCAACACAGGCTGCCCCAGGGCGCGCGCCTCGTGATCTTCTGCGGCCAGCGCAAGCCTTGGCATGCCGAGGTTCAGGCGACGGATCCGTGGGTCAAGGAATATTATCATGCCTAAGCACGCGCGGCAGCAAATACGCGAGGCCGTCGAAGCCCTGATGAAAACGCCGCCTTTGCCGTCGATCGGCAGCCGCGTGCATGTCGGCCGCACGCGCGGGCTGGAGAAGGAACATGACGGGACGCTTCTGATCTATACGACGCTGCCGGAGAATCCGGAGACGTCGCAGGTGCTCGACACCGGCGATGTGCCGTCGCTCGAACGCGAACTGACGCTCGCGATCGCGGCCTCCGTCGACCGAGCCTATCCGCCCGACGACGATCTCGACACGATCGCGCTCGAAGTCGAGGCGCGCGTCGGCGCAAAACAAATGCTCGGCGGGCTGGTGCAGGAAATGACGCTCACGCGCACGCACCAGGATGTGAACGCCGACGGTGCGCGGCAAATCGGGCGCATGGTGATGCACTGGCGCGTGAAATACGAAACGGCGGAAGGCAATCCCCAGACTGCGATCTGACAGGAGATTCCCATGGGACACGTACACGGCAAGAACGGCCAGGTGAAAGTCGGCGAAAACGTCTGCCCGGTCGAAAACTGGAGCTATGAGGAAACGGCGCCGGTCGACGACACGACCCTGCAGGGCGCCACGGGTGACGATCATGAGGTCGGCATCACCGGCTGGTCAGGCGAACTGACGCTGGTGTTGAACAAGACGAACGCCGCGCACATGGCGATCCAGGCCGCGGTCAAGGTGGGCACGCCGCTCAATGTCGAGCTCTATGACGGGGGCATCGGCAGCGGCGCGACCTACCGCTCCGGTGTCTGCTCGGTGATCAGCATGGGCCGCAATGTGCCCAAGGATGCGACCATCCGCGCCACGGTCTCGGTGAAGGGCAAGGGTGCGCTTGCCGACGCGGTGGTCGGAGACTCTTAACGAAACCGGCGCACTTCCCTGCGGCCGCGCGCACGGTCTGCGTCAATCCAGAAAACCGGAGTTTGAAGATGAAGGCTCTCGAAGCGCTGCTTGCGCATTACAAGGCCCACGAACGGCAATCGGTGGTCGTGCCGGAACTGAAGGATGAAAACGGCCAGCCCATGCGCGTGTTCTGGCAATTGCTCACGATCCAGGAGCGCGACGAGATGCGCGACGGCGACATGCTCGGCGACGTCGATGTCGTGATCCGCAAGGCGCAGGACATCGAGGGCAAGCCGCTGTTCAAGGCCGAGGACAAGCTGAAGATGCAGAAGGCGGGCGCGGCGAACGTGCTCAACCGGCTCGCGCGGATGATGCTCTCGGGCGACGCCATCACGGCGGAGGCCGTGGAAGACGCCCGAAAAAACTAGAAGACGATCCCGAGCGATTTCTTCTTCACCTGCTCGCGGATCGTCTGCACATGAGTCTCGGTGAAGTGCGGCAAATGTCGTTTCACGAGATCGCCGGCTGGTTCGCCTATTTCCAGATCCAGGACGATAAAAGGAAGTAAACCATGGCCCGTCAGGATTACGACATTATCCTGCGGGCGCAGAATGCGTCGGCGGCGGCGTTTCGCTCGCTGCGCAACGACCTGCGCGCAACGCAGGGTGCGGCGCGCGGCCTGCAGACGACGCTCGGCGGGGCCTTCGCACCGCTCGCCGGAGGTCTCGGCGCCGCGAGTCTGGTGCGCGGCATCCGCAATGCGACGGCCGAACTCGCCAAGCTCAAGGACGAGGCGAAGCGTGTCGGTACCTCGACCGACGCCTTTCAGGCGCTGCAGGTCACGCTCGAAAAGAACGGCGGCGAGGCGCAGGACGCCGCTCGCGCACTCGAACGCTTCGGCACCGAGGCCGCCAAGGCCGCGAACGGCGGCACCAGCATCCTGGCACGGGTGCTCGCCGACAATAATGTCCAGATGCGCGACGCGTCGGGCAATATGCGCGACACGTCGGAGCTGCTGGTCGATTATGCGCGGCTCGTGGCCAATGCCGGATCGCAGCAGGAGAAACTGGCGCTCGCGTCCGAGGCCTATGGCCGCAATGCCGGGCCGAAGATGGTCGAGGCGCTGGAGAAGATCGCCAAGGACGGCCTGCCGGCGCTGATCGAACAGGGCAAGCGGGCGGGCGACGTCATCGACCGCGAGCTGATCGAGCGCGCGGCAAAACTCGACAATGCCTTCAAGGATCTGGAGCGCAGTGCCGGCAATGCCTTCAAGCAGCTGGCGGTCGAAGCCGCGCCCGCCCTCCTGAAGGAACTCGACGCGCTTGTTTCCGCGGCGCGCAGCCTGAAATGGGAACTGGGCCAGATCGCCAAGGGCAACTGGTCCGCGGCGATCAATATCAAGTTTACCGGCGGCGGTGCCGCCCCCGGCGCCATGGCCGGCCTGATGGATACCGAGGGTTTTCTTGCGGGTACCGGGCTTGAAACCGCGCGCGGCGAAAACCAGCGCCAGGCCGACTTCCTGCGCGACGAGCTGGAGCGCATCGTCGCCGTTCACGGACTCGGCAATGCCTGGGAAGGCTTGCAGAGTCCACTGCCCGGCAGTCCCGCCGCTGCTGGTAGCGGCAAGCGCACCAACACTTCCGGCCTCGGCGGCACAAAGAGCGCGGACAAAAACCGCACGCAGGAAATTCTCGCCTCGCTCAAGGCCGAGGGCGAGCAGCTCACCTTCAATCTCGAAACCCGGCGCGCGGCCGAGCTTGTCGAGCAGCAGATCAATCTCGTGCGCCGCGCCGGCGTCGATGCGAGCGAGGCCGACAAGGCTGCGATCATGGGCGCGGCGGCGGCGCTGCAGCAGAAGCAGATCGCCTTCGAGGATGCGAAGCAGGCGGCGGACGCGCTCTCCGATGTCGTGTCCGATATTTTCGACATCATTGCCGGAGACGCCGACAACGCCGGCGAGGCGGTGAAGAAGCTGATCAAGGATCTGCTGCTCGCGGAGGCCAAGGCCTCGCTGCTGCGGCTGATCAATCCGTCGGCCGCGCTCGGGCCAATTTCTGCGATTTTTCAGGGTGCGGGCGGGCTGTTTGCGAACCGCGCGGGAGGCGGCCGCGCGCGTGCCGGCCAGCCGATCTTCGTTGGTGAGGAAGGCAAGCGCGAAGTCTTCGTTCCGGACAGCAATGGCACGGTGATGCCGGCGCGCGAAGGCGGAGGTGCGCCACGGGTGATCCAGCTGCAGCCGGTCATTCACAATTATGCCGGCGCGGAAGTCGAGACCGGTCAGACCGACGATGGCCAGCTCGAGGTGTTCATCCGCGCGGCGGCGCGCGATGAGATGGCCTCTCCGCGCGGCATGAATGTCATGCAGCAGAGCGTCGGCGCGCGGCCGCGGCTGAAGGCGCGGTGACGGACATGACCCTGCCGAGCTGGCCCGCGCTTCTCCCGGCTACGCCACTGCGCATCGGCGGCGCACATTCGCCCGTTGCCAATACGGTTCCGCACGAGCCGGAAGTCGGCGAAGTCATGACGCGCCGCCGCTTCACCGGGCGGCAGGAGGATTTGCAGACGAGCCTGGTGCTAACGCCCGAGCAGACTGTGATTTTTCGCTCGTTTCACCGCGACACACTGAAAGACGGCGCGCTGCGGTTTTCGTGGGACGATCCGGTGACGGGAGAGGCGGCCGAAGCGGTTTTTCTCGCACCTCCGGGCTACGGCGCGCTCGGCAGGAACTGGTCGGTCACGCTTCGGCTCCGGTTCTTCCTGCTATGAGCTTCACGACCGCCCAGGCGGTCGCCGTTGCGATCGCGCAGCACTCCGGCGATCCGATCCTCGCGCTCTTGACGGTCGAGCATCCATCGTTCGGCGCGCGGCGCTACGCGCGGAACAACGAGAAAGTGGTCTCGAACGGCGAGACCTTCGCCGCCGCCTGGTTCGAGATCGAGTTGCCGGGCGACGGAGCCGAGGCTCCATCGGCGCGGATCACGGTCGCGAATGTCGACCGCGAATTCGGCCGCCGCCTCGAGGGTATGCCGGCCGACGACAGTTGCGTGTGCCGGATCGATCTCGTGCTCGCCTCGACGCCCGACACGATCGAGCGCTCATGGATTCAGTTCGTGCTGCGCCGCGCGGTCTGGGACGCAATGACGGTGCGGGCCGAGATCGGCCGCGTTCACTATTACGACGAGCCGTTTCCCTATCTGCGGATCACGACGGACAAGTTCAGGGGAATCTCACCCGATGCTTGACTACTCATGCGATCCAATCTCCTGCGTCACCGCGCAAATCGCGGTTGGCGCAACGATCGCTTGGATCGGGTTCCAAATGAGTTGTTTGGCGCTTCGGTACGACTTCGGGCTGGTCATGTTTTTAGCGGGCGGCGCGATTGCTTCGACTGGCTTCGTCATAGGTGTGATGTGAACACCGCCTGGGTCGACCGCTACATGACCGTGCCGTTCGTCGAGAAGGGGCGGACGATGCGCGGCGCCGATTGCCTCGGGATCGTTGCGCTGGTGCTCGAGCGCGAGGCGCGCGCCGCGCTCACGGATCTCGGCGTCGGCTGGTCGGACGGCATCGATGCGATCGCGTTGCGGGTGCAGGAGGCAATCGCGACCGGCGAGTTCATCCGGCTCGGCCAGGGCGCCGCGGCTGCGAGGTTCGACCTGGTGCAGATGACCAACATTTTTCCGGGCGGCCAGAAGGGTGAACTGCATGTCGGCATCGCGACCGGAGCGGGCATGGTGCTGCACTCCGAGCGCCCGCACGGGCCGAAGCACCAGCGGCTCGACGATCCTGCGCTTCGCGGCCGGGTCGTTGCTTTTTGGCGTTTGAAGGCGCTTGCAGCATGAGCGTTCATCCGCGCGCGCACCTGTTCGCCCCTGCCGCGATTACCCAAGCATCGGTCGTGGCCGAGTTCCGCCGCACGGTGTTTTCCGAGCACGGCGAGGTGCTGCCGTTCGCGCCGGGCGCGTCGGTTGCGGACATCGTGACGGCGTTCGACAAGCCGGATGAGTTCGCGACGCACGGCGTGGTCTTTCTGCGCCGCGGCGAGGGCAAGCCGGTCGAGGTCGCGCGCGAGTGCTGGCACCGGGTAAGGCCGAAGCCCGGCACCGCGCTATTCATTACCTGCGCGCCGCAAGGCGACGACAGCGGCATCCTCGCGCTCGTGGCCGCGGTTGCGCTCGTGGCGCTCACGGCGTGGGTCGGCGGCGGCGGGCTCGCCTTCGGCAATCCCTGGCACTATCTCGCGGCGGGCTCCTTCGGCGCCCAGGCGACCGCGGCCGCGGTCGGCGTTGCCGGCGCCGCGGCACTCTCGACGCTTTCCCGCCCGGTGGTCGGCGCGACCGCCGCCAGCGCGGCCGAGTCGTCGTCGCTCGGCTCGGCCGGCATCACGCAGAACGTCATGGCGGTGAACCAACAGATGCACTGGCCCGCCGGCACGATGCGCGTTTCGCCGCCGATGCTTTCGCGGCCGTTCACGACGATCGAGGGCACGGACCAGTATGTCTATGGCATCGTCGGCCTGTGCGGCCCGGTAGAATGGAACGCGCTGCGCGTCAATGAAACGCCGGTCGAGGACCTGCCGGACGGGCAGTTCGAATATGAATTGCGCCGCGGCTTCGACGACGACCTGCCGCTCACGCTCGTCAATACCGTCGGCTTCGAGGAAACGATCAATCTCGAAATGTCGAAGCACCGGCTCGACAAGGACAGCGCGACCTTGCTCGCGCCGGCGACGGCGAGCTACCCGACGCCGAGCGTGCACCGTACGGCGCGCAATCCGGACCGCTTCCGCTTCACGCTGTTCTTTCCGCAGGGGCTTGCGCGCTTCGACGCCGGCACGGCGATCCTCGCGCCGTTCCGCATCGAAGTGCGAGCGCTCGGGACCGGGACCTGGCGCAAGTTGCCGGAGCTGCATCTCGAGGCCTCGGTGCGCGCGCCGATGCGGCAGGAGGTGTGGCTGCATTTCGGCGGTGACGAGCAGGCGATCCTGCAGTCGATCTCCGGTGTTACCTCGAGCTGGAAGCGGTTTTACTCGAGCAACGCGGAATGGGCGGCTGATCCCTATTTCAACGCCTCGCCCGGTGCGGTCGTGGACGCGAATTGCGCGCACACTTATGCCGGCGCAGATCAGGTTCATATCTGGCTCGACACGGCGGAGTTTCCCGGAGAACGGTACGACATCCGCATCGTGCGCGGCTTCGTGCAGAACGCGGGCGGGCAACACACCACGTCCGTCTATACCGGCGGCCTATTCACGTACCGGGGCGGCTCGGACCCGACGTTCACGATTCCCAACCAGTCCGATTTCGCGGGCTCGGTCGTGATCCAGAGCTACACGACGTTCCGCGACGAATATCCATTCCGCAATGTGACGAACCTTGCGCTGATCGCCTTCAAGGGAAAGAACCTGCAGATCAACTCGATCAATGCCGAGGCAACGCCGATGATCCCGGTGTGGGATTCCGTGGGCGAAGTCTGGGCGACGCCCGATCCTGACGCGGAGCCGGAATTGCTGCCGGATTGTTCGAATCCGGCAGCGGTCGCGCGCTATGCTGCGATCGGGCCGTGGAACAAGCGCCCGCGGCCGCAATCGCTGCTCTCGGGCTTCGAGGACTGGTTCGGGCATTGCGATGATGAAGCTCTATCCTGCAACGCGGTGATAACCGAAGGCTCGGTCGAGCGCGTGATCAATCTCGCCGCTAACTGCGGCGACGCGGCGATGCGCGAGAGCGACAGCTTCGGCCCGGTGATCGACCGCGACAGAAGTGCCGATGGAGTGCAGCACGCCTTCTCGGCGCACAACATGACGAGCCCGCTCATCATGGAGAAGAACTTCGACCGGATTGCGGACGGAATCCTGCCGACCTTCGTGGATGCGAGCCGCGACTATGCCACGCGCACGCTCGAACTGCCGGTCTATGCCGACGGCGTCGATGTGTCGGTCGGGCCGCTGCTGGAAGGCGCGAACTATGACGGCCTGGTGTTCGAGGCCAATGTGCGACGGCGCGCGCGGCTCGACCTGCGGCGCAAGCGGCACCGCGCCACGAAATACAGCTGGGGCACGCATCAGGAGCAACTGATTGCGGTGAACGGCGACATCGTCGCGCTCGCCCACGACACGCTCTCCGAGACCTACGGTATGGGACGCGTCAAGCACTTCACGACCAAGTCCGGCAATCTGATCGATATCGAGATGAACGGCGGGCTTCTGGACCTTCCGCCGCCCGTGCAGGACGAACTCTGGGACACCGATCATCTGTTCGTGCGCACGATCGACGAGGACTGGAATCTGGGCGGCCCGGCGCTCGGCGCGCAGGTGCGGCTTGAGGACAACCAGATCGTCACGGTGCCGCTCTCGGGCGTCGAGGGAAAGCGGCTCATCGTCGAGCAGGGCGAGAGCGGTTTTGCCAAGCCTGACGGATTGCTGCGAACGTCGCTGATCCATGTCGGCGCGCGCGACCAGGAGAGCCGCCGCGTGATCATCCTGAACATCACGCCGAAAAAAGACTTCGAGGCGCAGATCGACGCGGTCGACCTCGCGCCGGAAATATTCGCGGGGTTATGACATGGTGCTTCCGACGCCGACGCGTGCCTTTCCCCGCAAGGATTGGGCGGGAAATGCGATTGCCGATTTCAAGACCTATGCCGATCATATCGCGGTGCGGGGCGAGAAGCTGTTTGCGATGGTGCCGAACCGCCTCACCGTCGCGGGCGGCTCGGCGGACGCGATCGAGGCGAGCTGCGATCCGCCTCTGCTCACCGATCCGGTGGACGGACAGCTCTTCCGGCTGCTGGCCGCGGCTCAGAACACCGGCAACGTCACGATCGACATCGACGGGCGTGGGGCGATCTCGGCGCGCGACTACGCGGGCAACAACTTCGCCGAGGGCTCCTACGAGGCGGGCGAGGAGCTGGAATTCAGGTACGACGGCACGGCGTCGCAACTCTGGCTCACGCATCGCACTCTGTCGCAGCAGGTGGCCGCGGCCGCCGCGGCCGTGGGCCTGCAATCGCCGCTGGAGCGGTTCGGCGATTCCGGCCTGATCGCCGGCACGCCGTCGCAGGTCGAGTTCACCTTTACGGCCGGGCGCTATGTGGCGATCGACCTGTTTATCAGCGACGTACGGCCGACGGCGGACGGAGCCTCCCTCACCGTCACCCTGCGAAACTCGTCTGGCGCGATACTTACCCTCAACACCTCTGTCAGTGTCGGCAACGCGTCGAGCGAAGGTATTTCGCTGGGTGCGCAGTTCGTGATCGGCACCGTATTCCCAACCAAGGGTCACTACGGGTCCCTGGTCGGTAAATACACGAACACCTCCGCGAATCACTTCAAATATGGCGTGGGACTGACGACGGACGGCGGCGGCGCGAGCGAAACGGTGCCGCTGGCCGTGGCCGGCGCGGACGAATCCGCGCCTGACCGCGTCCGGTTCGCGTTCAATTCCGGCAACATACAGGAGGGGCGGATCGTGGCGGACGGACGCCTGGCGGAGTTCTGACGTGAAGAAGATCGTCAATGTCATCGACTCCAAAACCGGTGCGCCATTGCGCGACCCGAAGAGCGGGAAGCTGCTTCGCCGTGAAGTCGCGATGACCGCGAAGGAAGTCGCGGCCTTCGAGGCGGAGCGGGCAGCACAGCAGGGAGGCAGCAAGCAATGAGCAAGTCGATTCTCGACGCCGCGTCGCGCGCCGATCTCGTCATCAACACAAAGGCGGGCCGCGCCTTCCCGTTCGTATTCGAAGACGAGAACGGCGATGCGGTCGACTTCACCGGATCGACCTTCCGCCTGCAGGTGAAGGCGTGGAACGGAAATGCCGCGACCGGCAGCGCCCTACTTACGCTCACGACCGGCGATGGCATTGAGGGCGACGTTGCGGACGGCGAGTGCCAGCCGGTATTTCCGCCGGCGGCCGACGAGGGACTCGCCGTCGGGCAATATGTCTATGACATCATGCGGCTGGAAAGCGGCGAGCCGGTCGAGACCGTGCAGGTCGGTCTGATCGATGCCGTTGACGGCGTGACGGAGGAAGCATGATGCGCGCTCGCCGCTTCGCTGACCGCTCGCGGCTCGTGTTAGCGAATGGCCCAAGGGCCAAGCGCGAACTGATCATGGAGTCCCTGCCATGAATGCCCCGATCATCATCAAACGCGATCGGTCGATCAGCGTCGTCAGCCAGCGCGGCCCGGTGCGGGTCGTGGTCGGCTCGCCCGGCCCGCGCGGGCGCACCGGCGAGGGGCTCGGCTATGACGAGGAAGGCACGTTCGCCGGTCGCGACGCGTTCGACGACGAGGCCGAGGGTTTCAAATACGCTTCGACGGACGGCGACGGCGACACGATCACGACGACGGTCGTGTTTCGCAAGAATTCCGCATCGAGCGCCGACTGGGGTGAAGCCGTGCCGCTGCAGAGCACGGTGCCGGGTCCGGCGGGCGATCCCGCCGTCGTCACCGGCACCAGCACGACTTCGCTTGCGGTCGGTACAGGCGAGAAGGTCTTTACGACGCAGGCGGGGATTCAATGGGCTACGGGGCAGCGGCTGCGCGCGGCTTCTGCGGCAGACGTTACAAACTTCATGGAGGGCACGGCTTCCTATTCGGGGACCACTCTCACCCTCAATGTCACGCTCACTGGAGGCTCCGGCACGCTCGACGACTGGAACATCGGAATTGCGGGTCAGCCGGGGCAGGCCGGCAGTGCCGGCGTTTCCGGCACGAGCCGCGCCACAACCGTGCGGGTACTCGACAGTGGCGCGACCGACCCTGACACGGATTACGAGGCGGGCGATACAATCGATGGCGTCGTGCTGGTGCAGAACGATCTCATTCTGCGCGCTTCCGCGACCGACCCGGAATTGAACGGCATCTATGTTGCGTCGGCGGCGGGGGCGGCCCCCCGCCATGACGACTTCGGCACGTTCAATGACCACCCCGGAACGCTCGTCACAGTGCAGGAGGGCACTGCCAATGCCGACACGCAATGGATGTGTACATCTGACATGGGAGGCACGATCGACAACGATCCGCTCGAATTCAGTGAATTCGAGGGCGGCGGCGCGGGCGGCGACTCGGCCCTCAGTCCCGACGTTATGCTCACCGCGATGATGTTTTAGGAGCGATCTCAATGGGAATGAAATTCAAGGCGGCGTTCGACCTCGCCGCCGATACGCCGACGCTCGTCTATACCGGAGGGGCAAGCAAGGAAGCGGTCGTGATCGTTAATGTCTGCGCGCGCACGCAGCCCGCGAACGTGAGGGTTGCATCGACGCATGATGCCGCGCCTACCGACGCTGACTGGATCGAGTTCGACGTGCCCCTCGTGGTCGGCGGCGCGCCGTTGCTGCGCGAGGGAATCCCGTGCGCGGCAGACGACCGGATCTATGTGCAGGCGTCGGAGACCGGTGTTTCCGTCGTCGTCTGGGACAATGACAAGTCCGTCTGATGCGCACTGCTCCGAAGCGCAGTGCGCTGGCCCGGATCGTGGCGACCGTCGCCCCCGGACGCGGCGTCGTGTCGAACGGCGAGCTGACCTTCGACTGCCGGAACGGCGCCAAGACGTACTTTGAGCACCGGCTGACCGGCAATGCGGAGTTGCAGGCGTTCCTGAACGCTCCGGTCGGCCGAACAATCGAACTGTTGGTCGACCCGAACGGCCACACGCTGACGTGCGCCAGTGATGCCTTCGAGGGTCCGGGCAACAGCCTTCCTTCGATCACCGACTCGCCGACGATGTGGGCGGTCAAGGTTGCGAGCGGCCCGCGGCACCTGGTCCACGTCGCGGGCAGTTACCCGCCGCCGCCGCCTGTGCCCTTCGACTTGTGGATCGGCGATCCGTCAGCGGACGGGATCATCGCGAACGTGCGCTTCGGCGGCGAGGAATCCGCCGTCCGGCTCGCGGTCAGCACGACGCCCGGCTTCGAGAGCCCGAGCTATTCCTCTTCGGTGGAGACGGACGACCGCTGCGCCATGCTGGAGGTCTCCGGCATGGACCCGGATACGCTCTACTACTGCCGGGTCGATGTCGACAGCGTGTTGCAGGACGCGGTGACGGGGAAATTCCGCACGCTGCCGTCCGGAGAGTCGGTCTCATTCACATTCGCCGTGGCGGGCGATTGCCGCGCGGTGTCGGACAGCAACGTCTTCGACCGAATCCGCACGTCGGGCGCGGCGTTCTTCGTGTTGCACGGCGACATCCATTACGAGGACTATAACGGCACCGATCTCGCGACGCGCATGGCGCTGTGGGACACGGTCTATCAGGGATCGGAGGGACGCTCCCTGCTGATGCGGGAAATGCCGTTCCTCTATATGTGGGACGATCACGACTTCTGCGGCGACAACAGCGACGGCAGCGACGCGGGCCGCGACGTCGCCTGCACTGCGTTCCACCGCCGCGTGCCCATCGCGATCGAGCTCGAGAGCGATACCGACCCGGTCTACTGGTCGAAGAAGATCGGCCGCGTGGTGCTGGTCGCAACGGACCTTCGAAGCGAGCGGTCGCAGAACGGCGACACGGACAACTCCTCCAAGTCGATGATGGGGGAGACGCAGAAGAACTGGTTCAAGGCCATCCTCTCCGACGAGGCAAACGACGACTGCCTGTTCATCTGGCTCAACACGATTCCATGGAACGCGACGTCCGGCGAGGACCGCTGGAATTCGTTCTCGACCGAGCGCACCGAGATTGCGAACTTCATCAAGGCGAACTGCCCCGGCCGGGTGCTGGTGATCTGCGCGGACCGCCACGGCGTCGGCATCGACGACGGCACGAACGGCGACTTCGCGACGGGCGGCGGCGGCGCGACGCCGATCATGCTCGCGGGGCCGCTCGACCAGGCGCTGCATGGTGCGGTCGGCAGTTACTCGGAAGGCTGGTTCAATTCGCACAACGGGCAGTTCGGCATCATCGAGATCGATGACGAGGGCGGCGCGACGATCGACGTGACGCTGACCGGCTACCGCGTGAGCGGCGCGGGCATCGCGCAGCTCGTCGAGTATTCATTCCAGGTTTCCGTGGGAGCATGACATGAGGACAGGTCCTAACGACGCGTTCGATCCGATCGCGTTGATATCCGATATGACGGACCCCAATCTCGCAGGCGTGGAAGCGGGAGGTGATCTGACGTTCGACAGCCAGAGCGGCGCGAAGACCTATTGGGAACACACGCTGGGCGACGACGCCGCGCTGCAGGCGATCGAGAACGTTCCTGTCGGGTTCACCGTGGAGGCGCTGGTCGACCCGAACGGACACACGCTTAGCGTTGACTCTGCGGCCTTCGAACTGGCCGACAATGGCGATGTCGGCGCGCTCGCCTTTACGGACGAGGTGCTGCTTGTCGTAAAGCGGACGAGCGCGGGGCGGCAGCTCTTGCACGTCGCCGGCGAGAACTATGGAAACGGCGCATGATCTTCGATCCAATTTCCGGACTCTGGCTGCCGGAAAAGCCGCGCATCGAGCGCCCCGCGCCGTTCAACAAGCGCAAGGTGCCATTCGTGATCGGGGCGATCCCCGGCGCTGGCTCCGTGCTGAAGGCCGTCGGCGCGCCGGCACCGGGTGCGGAGGCGAATTTCTTCAATCTCGCAGTTGCCGCCGGCCTCGGCACCGGCCTGAAGCTCTGTCACGACATCGGATCGGCAGCCTGCTATCCCGGCACTGGACAGATTGTCACCGACCTCACGGGGGTGACGGCCGATTTCTTTCTAGGCACGACGAACGGCGCCGAGGCCTCGGACCCGACACCCACCGGGACGCCCGGTGCGCTCACCAGCGGCGAGTACATGGCGCTCGACGGAGGCGACGTCCTGACGCTCGGCGCGGCCAACCCGGCGCACATTCAGAATCTTCACAAGGACGGTGCTCTTTTCACCTTCGCGGCGTGGGTCTATCTCGGTTCGCTTGCTGGCGTCTCGGTGTTCGGAACGAACGGCGGCAACGCGACGTCGGGTACTGGCGTCCACTTGGCGCTGACGAGCCCCGGCGCGCTCAATGCAAGATGCGTCGGGTCCGGCACGACAGAACTCGACGTGGCAACGGCGGGCAGCTTCTACGCTGCAACAGCTTGGCAACTCATGGTCCTGTCGATCGACGAGGCGGCGGGCGGCACCGCAAGCTTCATGGGCGTGAACGGCGTCTATCATGCGTTCGACGGAACCTATGCGAGCCCCGTTGCCGGTGACGCTTCGTTCGCGATGCAGATTTCCGGTCGAGGCAACAGCAACCAGCCACTACCGTCAGGCTCTCGCTATGCGGGTGGATGGCTGTGGGAAGGTGTTGCACTCAGCCAGGCGAATGCGACGACGTTGTTCAATGCTACGAAGGGACGGTTCGGTCTATGACGCTGCGCGTAGCGCCTCGTCGCGCTCGCGGTGGACCGTGGCAATAATCGCGTCGCATTCCGACTGGTCGAGCCGGGAAATGTCTCCGTCGAGCGGCTTTGTGCCGAACAGCGTGGAATTGATCTGAAAATTTGGAGCAAATAGACCGAGTTCGATCATGTAGTTCGTGAGGCGGAAAGCGACTGGCATCTTTGCCCCGCCCGTAGGATGGCGCTCGGTCACAGGTTTGAAGCGGCTGACATCGTTCTTGTAGTCGTCGATCACGATATGCCCGCCGGGGACAACCATATTCCAGAAGGCGCGGAAGTCGCGATCAATGCGCCCGTCCGCGTCAAGGACTAAAGCTGAAATAAGTTTTGTCCGGATGAGCGCCTTCAACTGGTCAACGGTTTCGGGCGTGACATGGTGCGGGAACAGTTCGATCTGGGCTTCTACATCGAATGCACTGACGTTGCGGCGGAAAATATCGAGGTTGGTTTCGTAGCTGTTGCCGCTGCGTGAGCCGCCCTGCAACTTCTCGACCACGATCACGCGGGAGGACTTGCCGGACTCTTTCAGGCCGAGTGCGGCCGCGATTGAAGCGGCGCCCGCCGCGCCGCCGATCTCGACAATATCGAGGTCCGGGCCGCGAAAGGCCGTGTGATAAATTTTTTCATAGACGGCGGGCGGTAGCATGCCGAAGGCGCGCGTCTTCAGATCTTTCCAGCGCGGATTGGAAGAGTCCGGAACTCTCTTCGGCTTCGGACGCTTCAGCCCGAGCAGCGTGCGCAGTCCCATTCTTATTCCTCCCGCCCGCAATCCTACCCCCTGACGGCACGGGCGCAACCCGCCCTGAATAACCAAGCCTTTCCAACAGCAAACGAGGTGTCCCATGCGCCGAGCGATCGGAGCCTTCGCCCTTCTATGCCTGTCCGTCCTGTTCTTTCCGTCGCCGCTCTCGGCGTTGGAATCCGCCGACTGCATACGGAAAATGACGCCGAACGGCATGGCCTGCGTCTCGCCGCGGGCGGTGACTCCGCAGGCGCGTTTCGGTGCCTATACCAAGGCGCCGAAACAGAAGGCGCGTGCTGCGCGCGCGCAGGTGTCGCCAGCGCCGATGTTTTCGTTCGGCGGTTTCGGCGGCGGCTCGGTCGTCGCGACGATGCAGCGTTACGAGGGGCGCAACCCGACCGGCTGGAAATATCGATGGTGCGCGGAAATGCTGAACCGCGCGCTCAAGGAGGCGGGCTATTCCGGCACGGGCTCTGCCGCCGCCTGGTCGTTCCGAAATTACGGCAAGGCGGCGCCCGCGGGAGCGGTCGGCTCGATCGGCGTGATGCGCAGTCATGTCGGCGTCGTCACCGGGCGTTGTGCCAATGGGCGCATCGAAATGGTTTCCGGCAATTCGGGCGGGCGTAAGGGCGCGCGTACAGTCGCGACCGGATGCTACTCGCCGGGCAGGATCGCGGCTTATCGCTGGCCGGTGTGACGTGGCGAAGCGCAACGCGGTTGCCGTCCATTGCCCCGGCGAAACTATCGGCAGCATGTGGAACGGCGCGCCAGCCGGGCATTTCATCTGGCTCGTTGCGAGCGACGGCACAAAGCGCGGGATCAATTACGGGTGCCCGTGCGGTTGCGGTGTCACGCGCGCTTTCAACTTCAACATTCCCGGCGCGCATCAATGGGACGGCAACGAGGAGAAGCCGTCGATTACGCCGTCGCTCGGTATTTATCCAAAGGACGGCCGCTCTCAAGACGGGAGCGGATATCACTGGCACGGCTATCTGCGCAACGGCGTCTTCCAGGAGTGCTGACATGCAGATTCATTGGTGCACGCGCTGCGGTTTTATCAGCCACTACACGGTGCAGAGTTGCATGGGGTGCGGTGCAATCATCGGAGCGTTTGTCCGCCGCCTGCGGAAACTTCGATGACCGACGACCTTCAACGCCGCGTGCAAGCCGCGCGCAACGTCTTCACGCCCGAGCTCGAGCACGAGCTGAAGCGCGGACGCGAATCCGGTCGCGGCTTCCTGCGCGACGTCGGCTGGGGCTGGGTGGTGATCGTATTTGCCGCGCTGCTCGTTGCGTTCGTCTTCACGGGCAAGGCGCTCGTGGGCGAAATTCCTTACAACAAATGACGGGTGATTCATGAACCGCGAAGTATTCTTCGCTGAAATCCGGCGCTCGTTGTTTCGCAATGGGCTATCGCAAGAGCAGGTGCGCAGCATCGAAGAGATCCTGGCCGCCTGCGACCACTTCAAGGTGACGGATCGCCGCCAACGCGCGTGCGTGCTCGCGAACTGTTATTGGGAAACCGGGCCCGGCCGTCCGGAGTGCATGACACCGGTTCGGGAAGGATGGACGAAGTCGAACGAAAGCGCGATCCGGGCCGTGACGGGTCTGTTCGACCGGCGCGCGATCCGCACGAACTATGCGCTGCCGGCGCCGAACGGTTGCAGCTACTACGGCCGCGGCTTCATTCAAATCACGTGGCCCGACAATTATCAGGAGCTCGGCAAGCGCCTCGGCGTCCCGCTCTATGACGATCCCGACCGCGCACTCGAACCGAACACCGCGGCCGACATTGCCGTGCTCGGCATGCGCGACGGTTTATTCCGCAAAGGGCATACGCTCGAACGGTACTTCGGCGGCGGCCGCGCGGAGTGGATCGCCTCGCGCGAGATCGTCAATGGCGACAAGAACAAGGTTCCGAAAGGAACGACGAAGACCATCGGCCAGCTCGTCGCGTCCTACGGCATTGTCTTCGACAAGGCGCTCGAAGCAGCAGAGCGGGCGGACGAGCCGGTCCCCATGCCGGTGCCGCGCCCCGAAACGGTCGAACAAGGTGACGACGTGTACGATCCGCGTCTCCCGGATCCTTGGCTTGAGCATGGAGGCGGCGTTGACGTCGATCTGCGCGACGCACCGCTGCCGTTGCCGCAGTTCACCGACGACTTCCCGCTGCGTCTCGGCTCGCAAGGCCCGCGCGTGCGCGAGCTGCAGGAGATGCTCACGCTGCGCGACTATCACTGCCGCGTCGACGGAGACCTCCCGGTCGGCGGCTTCGGCAAGCTCACGCTCGAAAAGGTCAACGCCTGGAAGTCCGACAACGGCCTGCCGGTCGACGACGCCGGCACGGTCACGCGCGAGACCTTCGACCATGTCGGCCGGAGCAACATGCGGCCGTTCTCGAAGGAACGGCTCGAGACGACGGTCGAGGATCTGCGGCGCGACGGCGACAAGCCGGTCGGGATCATCGATACGCTGAAAGCCCGCTTCATCTGGCTGCTCGGGATATTCGGCATCGGCGCGGCCGAGAACGAGACCGGCATCGTCGACCGGCTGACGACGGGGCGGGACAGCGGCCTCTTGCGCACGGCGCTTAATTTTATCGGCGCCAACCGCGGCACGTTCATCATTGTCGGCGTCGCCTGCGTGGGCGTCTGGTACTTCACGCGCAGGATCGAACAGTCACGCGTCGAGGAAAAGCGTAGCGGAAAGGTCGTCTGATGATTGCGTTCATCATGGGCTTTGCCGGGCCGATGCTGCGCTCGCCCGTCATGCGGAACATCATTGTCGCCGGCGCGGTCGGTGTGGCGCTCCTTTTCATCGCTGGGTTCGTCATCGCCTGGGACAATGGGCGGCTCCGTGCAGCCGACGCCGCGGGCTACGCGCGCGCCGCCGGCGAATGCCGTGAGAAGTCGCTTCAAGCCGAGAACGCGCAGCTCACTCTTGAAGTGAATTCGCTGAAATCGAGCGCGGCGAAGGCGACCGCTTCGCTGCGCGCCGCGTTGGCCGGAGCCGACCGCCTCAGAGTGGAGAATCAAACCTATGCCGATCAACTCGCCAAGGCGCCGAAGGCTGTTGGCTGCGCTGCTCCTGCCAGCGCTGCTGCTCACGATCGGCGGCTGCTCAACCGCCCCTGACGATCCGTCGATCACCGTATCGGCGACCGGCGAAGCGCGGCCGGTCGCGATCGCGGAAGCGCCGCCGGTATGCGACGAGCCGGCGCAGACGCCGCCGCTGCGGCCTGGCGAGAACGTGCTGCGGCATCATTCCGACCTGCGCGCGGAATCGATCGAGCTGCGCGAGCGGCTCAAGGGATGCCGCGAGGAACGGGCGGCACTGCCGGAACTTTATCGCGGGACCGCCGCCGGCGTTCCGTGATGTGGGAATTCCTGTTCGAGCACTGGCCCATCGTAGAACGTGCCGCGTCGGTCGCGGCGCTGCTCGAGGGAGGTGCGATCTACTGGCTCGTGCGCGAGCTGGGCCGCACGCGGTGCAAGTTCGAGGACTCCCAGGAGAAGCGCATCGTCGACGCCAAGAGCATCATCGAGGTGACGACGCAGAACACCGGCGCTCTCAATTCGCTGAAAGAACTGATCAAGGATCGGAGACGGTGATGATCGAGACGATCATGCGCCTGCTCGGCCTCAACGGCATGGCGCGCAATCGCGAACAGAAGCGCCAGTCGCGCGAGCGGCTCGACGCGCAGGCAACGAAGGAACTGCGCGTGGCGCTGGCACACAACAGGCGCGTCACGACCATTCTGGAGGATCTCGTGCAGGGGGCGCAGCGGCGGACACCCGCTCGGGCAAAGCGGCGGAGGGGAACATGAGGCTATTCGGGAGCACCTGGTCGCCTGAGCTGGCGTTCCAGTTCGCGAATGCGTTTGAGTTCGTCGTGTTGTGCGCGGCCGCGGCGGTGCTGCTCTATTACATCGTCGGGCAGGTCGCGAGCTGGGGCGACCTGTGGCGCCGCTTCTCGCGCGTCATCCTGCATAACTACCAGGGCGGCGGCTACGACCTGGCGATCGCCTGCTTTGCGATCCTGTTCGGCAAGGCGATGCGCGCCGGCATCATCTGGGAGTGGCGGCATTTCGGCGGGCAGATGTCGCTCGACCTGTTGCTCGTCGCGGTCGCGATCGTGGCCGCCGGGTCGCTGTGCCTGGTGCGCGTGCTGGTGCCGTGCCGCTATTACAATTGCGTCTGGATCGGCGTCGGCATCGTGGCGCTCGCCTTTGCCGGATGGTCCGTTTCGGTGAGTTGACGAGCTCCTCCCGGAGGCGGCTGCAAAGCCGCATGGAGAACTGGCCCGGCCGGGGAAACCCGCGCCGGGCCTTTTTCATTTGGATGACTTGGCGCGCGCGATTTTCCCGAGGCTGTCGGCAATCTTCACGCGCGCGTGCCAGAGGTCATAGGCATTCTGCATACGCAGCCACGTCTCCGGCGGCAGGCCGATGAAAGCGGAGAGGCGCAGGGCCGTCTCGGGCGTGACCGGCGTCTTGCCGTTCAGCACCTTGTTGAGCCCGTTCGGCGACATGCCGAGGCGCTTCGCGGCGTCGCGCCACGACATGCCGAGATCGTCGATCGTTTCCGCCGCGATCGGGCCGGGATGGACCGGGGCGGCCGTGCGCGCGCCGGACTTGCTTGCCATCGCATGTTCTCCTGCCGAAGCGGGGAGGGCCGGATCAACCGGCCCGCCCGTGTTTGCCGTGAGGCTGTTCGAGGTCGACATTGTAGGCATCTCCATTAAGCCAATCGAAGGTGATCCGCCAAGGGCCGGAAACGGAAATCGACCAGCGATTTTTCGGCCCCGCCCACTTGTGGGTTTCGAAGCCCGAAAATTGATGCAGGCTGCGAAGGTCGGTCGTTTGATTGAGGATCGTGAGCCGGTGGACGCAGCGCTTGTGCAGGTCCCGGCCGACGCGGCGCGAAGCGCCGGTCTCGAAGAGTTCCTGCAGGTCCCGGCTTTTCCAGCTTTTAATCAT